CATCATATTCATCATAACCAAACACATTAATTGGCGATGTTACCACCCAAACCGTGTCTCCAACCTTACACGGTAATCTCACAAGCAAGCCCTGTTCTTCTAAGTCTTCGTATTCGGCAAGCGCATCCATTACATCATATTCTCTTTCTCCCTCGAAACAAACATTCGGAAAATCACTTCCGTCATGTATTGCAATAGCTTTTTCGCCATCACTAGTAAATCTTTCAGTCCATCTATCCATTTACTTCACCTCTTTCAGTTTCTCGACTGCCAGCTTCAATGACTCTACAAATTCATCATTCAACGCTGTACGATCTGGATCCTCGATAAATTTTTCAATATCTTCAATTGCTTTCTCTTTAGGCGTAAGAACTGTCGCTTTTCCTGCTTTCGCAATTTCAAGAAGTTCATCAATGTCATCTTTCCAGTTGCAGACATTACACAAACTACAGTTACACTTAGTGTTCGTGAAGTACAATACGCATTCTGAACAATCTCCGTTGCAATTGCTTATATCTGCAATACGATTAGCAAACTCTCTTGCCGTCATTTCTTTTGTCCCGAGGAGTTCTGAAGCTTCGTAGAAAGCATCATACTCTACTCCGATACGTACGCTGTGCACCACATCTTTGTTATTACAAAATTTTAAAATATCTGGAAAATGTTGTCCTGGTAATGGTTTACAATTGCCTTTCGAATACCAATGAAATTCCTGCTTCTCAGCTTCTTTGAGAAGCATTTCATTTTCTTCTTCTGTCTTAACCAAGATATATGTATTTCTTAAATCAATCATCTGTGTTTCCTCCTTTAATTTTGCTAATACAAGTGTTCCAACCTCGAATCCATGCAAGACTAAGTTTACTTCTCCAATATTCCTCTTTTTTCTCCTCCGGCAATGGCTTCAATGGACACCATCCGGAGATTGCATCATTGTTTGGAACTCTTCTGTCACCCATCGCTCTGCACCAAAATCCGCTTATAAATTTACATTTTCCGCAATTCTCTGGTGTGTCAATCACTAATACTGATTTTCTCATTTGATTCCTCCTGTAATAACTCTGGATTGTCGAAAATGTTTCCAACTTGCATAGTGCCTACCATGTTAATCCAAAACCCTAAATCTTTTCTAAGGCATTTGTCATCCGACCAATCTACATAGAATCCGACATGTTCTGTTTTCTGAGAATCAAAACAATTTTGATAGCATCCATATTTGATTGGAGCACAGATTTCTCCGAAATGATATTTGATAATATCATTCTCCCAGATTCTTTTACCGTTCTTGTCGTAAAGTCCCGTGAACTGGCAGATGGTTTCTGAAGCAACCAATTCCATTCTGCCTGTTATCAAAAAGTTGATTGGCAATATACTTGCTTTTTTATACGGCGGAACAATATAACAATATCCGCTGTCAATATCTAAATCTATGAGACTTCCCTCAATCCATTCACCATTATCAATCCGCTTTGCCTTAAAAAGAATTTCTCTCATTCAACTCCACCACCTTTCACGATTTCTATCGCCCTGCTCAGTCCAGCATTGTATCCTTGATGTACATCAGATAAGATACATTCGGATTCGATGAATTTATCTCTTTTTAATTCATTGATAACCTTGTCCACGTCAAAAGCTGTCGGCTGCCTGTTGATACAATCGATAAACTCTTTCTGGTCAGAACTAATACTTGTTCCAATTTCCCAAATTTTGATGTATTTAATTAATTCGTCAGCATCAATTAACCGAGACATGTTTTCTCCCTCCTGTTCTTATTAAATCCATAGCGTGACCTTGAATCTGGTGTAGGTCTTCCCATCCTTTTTGAAAATTGACATTTCCATTGATTATTCCCTCCATATCTCAGAATCAATATAAATAACAATCAGATCTTCTTCGAGTGCAGTAATCTGTGTGGCTGTATTTTCTTTTATTTCTTCAAAAGTGTCTTTTGTATAGTATCCGCAATTTCTGTTTGTAGAAAATATAAGTTCACAGTCGTGCTCGCCTCTGACTTCTACCATTGTTTTCTTATCTATAACGTCCAATAACTGCTTTACTGTCATGTTTGGTCCTCCTCCCGCATGATTTCCTTTACGCATTTTCTACAGTAACAGCCTTCAATCCCCTCTATCTTGTATAAGAAGCACGCCCAGTGACTGTTCCAGATGCCTTTATCGCTGCATCCCTTGCAACTACCTTGCCCGTTTCCTTTGCAATGTATTATTTTTAACATTTATTTAGTCCTCCTTATATGGTTCTGAACAAGCGTCATTCCATCGCTCATGCTTCCACCTCCGAATCTTCTGGTATCTGAAAGACCATTTTCTTCGTAAGTGCTTTACCAATAGCTTCAGCTAAAAGTTCATTCTCTTTTGATGCTGATGCTTCTGCGAACATCTTTCCGATATTCGGAACTGTCTCTTGAACTAATTTCGCATTCGCATAGGCTTCCTGAATCATATCCAGTACTTTCATGGCTTTTGCTTTGGTGGAATATTCTCCGAGCAAGCAGCACCAACTCATATCTCTTCTTGCACTTATTACTCCACCCGAAACTTCGATATCGAATAAAAGTTCAAGTGTAGCTAAAACTTCCTTATTCTGACTTCTGATTAACATTTTGCATCCTCCTTGTCTTTCTCACAGAATCCCCTGTGTTCATGCACTGAACACTTAATTACAGCATTACTGTATTTCATGTATGCGAGTTTTTCTCCTGTCAATTCGCATTTGTGTTTTCTTGCATTCAGATACTTACAAGTTCCGTCACAGTAGCTCATTTTTTGTCCTCCTCTTATCTGCCAAATTCAATATTGTTGTCTGAATAGAATTTGTAAGCATCCACTCTGATTTTCTTAACTTTACTCATGATAATTTCTTTCGCTTTACTGACAGCTTCGTCAAAATCTTCTGTTTCAAGATCGTAGTTGTCAATGTTCAGTGTGCTGCTACTAAGAAACAGCGAATCTCCACAACCAACATATTTGTGAATAACGATTCCCAGAGAATTGCTTTTTAAAGAGAAAATACTTCCGGTTTTAAGTTCTTTGTTGTATTTTGCATTACTTTTGAATTTCATTTTGCGTCCTCCTTGTTTACTCTTTTATTCCATATTTCAACAGCTTCCTTCCAATCCCATGTGTCTGTGCAAAATGTTAATCCGCATTCACAGTGAATGGCTATTGGATTTCCCCCGCTGTCAGGATCGTAAAAAGACGGTGCCCAGTCTCTGTCTGGAATGTATACATTTTTCTCTGTATCTATCTCTTTTCCGCAAAACGGACAAGGTTTTAATTTTCCCATTTCCATCCTCACTTTCCCCATGTAAGCAACTGGCACGCTATTGTGCAGTCCTCCATGATTTCTGTATTTATTTATGTATCAATTCACCATTCTAATTTTGATACAACCTCGGTTTACCGAGGATTCGTTATTCATTTCTGTAACTGTCTAAAATTTCCATTATTTTTTCTGCGTAATCCGCCATTTCGAGAATGTCTTCATCTCTAAGATGTCTCAGTCCAGGTACGTTCCTGAACTGGTCAAGTTTATATATTGCATTTTTTATCTTCACGAACTTCTCTGCCAACTCTGTTTCTTTCTTGGCGTTATTGTCATATTCGTAGAATATTTCGTATTTATCATGTTCTCCGAACTGGTCTGTCTCGATTTTGGTTCTCTTTGTGGTGATTTTTACAATCGTCGCCGGATAAATACGTCTGTGTCGGAAGCTGGTTCCCCACCCACATCTTACTTCCCTGGCAATTCCAACGGTATCTCCTACCTTTAAATCGTCTCTGCTGATTTCTTTTAACATAATTTTCATTTCTCATCCTCACTTTCATTTAGCCAAATGCTACCTGTCCGTTATTCTGCATGACTTTTCATTTCTCCTGAAAAGCTTAATTCAATTCCCAGTTCTTCCTTGATAGCCTGCACATAATCAATCCATTCAGCCAAGCCCTGGTCGATATAGTCCGAAGCTTTGTCCATGCCTGCCATGAACTTCTGGCATCTTTTCTGACCGAATCCAAATTCATCATGCAGGACAGCTATTGCCATGATCACGCAGCATTCAGATACAATCTGTTTGATCTTCTCAGATGCTTTGTCCAGGTCCTTTCTTGCCAGGGAAGTATGTATTCCTGTTACTCCCCTGAATCTGCATTCCTTTTCGAGGGCTTCAAGACCGCCCTCTCTGGTGATTCGTCTAGCAAGGTCAAGACCATCTTCCCTGCCGCGTTCATATTCACGCATTTTGTTCATTTCTTCACCTTTCCGAACCCGTATCCTGTCGGAGCATAGGCTCTATCAGTACTCGGGTGTGCTGTTTTAAGCAACCCATCATCAATAAGCTGATTTAAATGTCTCCAGATGGTAGCTCTGCTTGCGTCTACTTTCTCGCAGATCTCGCTGACCGATGGTGCATATCCAAAAAGTTTAAAGTAGCTTATTACATACATGTAGATTTCTTTTCTAAGTGCCTGTCCCTGTTCATATCTATTCTTCGTGCTGTACATTCTTTCTCAACTCCTTTTGTTTGGAATCAATAAATTTGCAAAATGCTAAAACAAATTCTTTTGCTAATGGATCTGAATATATTTCTATCAATTCCATACAGCGGTCATAAGCTGCTTTTGAATATTCATCTGTGAGCTCAACCAGGTAAAACTCTTTTATTAATTCCCATAATTTAGGCATAAACATTGCCATCATTGGAATATCATCTTTTCTTACGCTTGCCATTTCTTCCCCCTTGAATGTGTAACGTGTAACATAAGTATTTAATTTTTCCTATAATTACCTTTTTATATAATTATTAAAATATACTTTATAGTAAAATATTAGTTACATTAGTTACACTAAGTAAAAAATACAGTATTTATAAGGGTTTGAGGTGTATCTTGGGGTGTAACTAAATGTAACTAAGTGTAACCAGTTCTAGTCAAATGGTATCTCACACTCACACACTTTTTCAAATTCACTTAATTTTCTGACTTTTTGGTAGCATATCTGCGGACCATACTTTCCACATCTCACCCGTTTCCCACCATTTTCCCTTTCCCATCCGTCAATGCAGTTCTGCATGATGGAGTGAATTTCGTTGGACTCGAACCTTGTGGGCTTGCGGCCCTCGTTACCCAGCGCCTGTTCATATAGCATTGCGACGCAAACGCGAGGTTCCGCTGTATGGTCTAGCCATTCTTGAATAATTCCAACTCTCACGTCCTCCTCCATAAATTCCTCCTGTTTGTCCTCTATATATCGCTGTAAATTCTTTGGAAGAATTAACTTAGGTGTTCTATCGGCCCTTTCAAAAAGCTCCATGGCTTCTCCCCAAGCGTTTGTAAAGTCTGACGCTACGGCTTGTGGATCATCAAACATGGATTTCAGGACATGTTCTTTTCTCGTGACTATCGGAAGGAATCGTCTATTGCCTGTTCTATCAGTCAGGAAACGGTCATTGTTGGTTGTTCCGGCAAATACACACACTCTTGGTCTCTGCTCTGTTCTGCGCCCATATGGAGGCCTGTACGTGTCCACTGTGGACGTTAAAAATGCTTTGATGCTCTCAACTTCTTTTGCTTTTTTAGTAGCCAGCAGTTCTGCCAGTTCCACCATCCACATACCGCGCAGCTTTTCCGGGGCTTTGTCGCCCTCGACTGTATTGAAATTGTCGTTATACCATGCATTATTGAGTGATAAGAGTCTCAGAAATGTAGATTTTCCAATTCCCTGTGAGCCGTATAATACTGGCATGTAGTCAAACTTGCATCCCGGATGGAATGCCCTGCTGATTGCACCCAACATAAACAGTTTCATACACTCCCTGGAATACTCTGTGTCTTCCACTCCCAGATATTCTGGAAGTAATTTGCTGATATATCCCGTCTTTTTATTCCACTTATTCTTATGAATGTCGGTAAGCATATCAACAACAGGATTGAATCTGTTTCTGTTTGCCACGATATTAAGTGCTTCCATGATCTTCTCCAGACTCTTTAGCCCGTATTTTGATTCAATGTACGACTTCAAATTGCTGTCATCACTGTTGCTCCATTCCCTATACATGTTTACGTGCTCCCACGGGAGACTCCCACAGACAAAGGGCGCATATGACAACTCGTTGTATTTAATATGTCCATACAAATCAGGGTCGTATTCAATGGCTTCACACATATTCTTAATGCTCTGAATCATTGTTCCTTTTTCTGTAAAATCAAACTCCGGATCCCTCCACCCTTGCGTTGCAACCCCCTCTGAGTCAATGTGAATGGGCTTTCCTTTATCATATCTAGTCGCACTTGATACAATGACTTTGACTTCCTGTTCAGTCAATGGAGGCGAGCAGGAACTTTCATTCTCAGCCATGGTAGCGGCGAACACTGATTGATCTGACGCTCCTTTCGCCTGCATCATACACGCAAAACGAAAAAGCATCTGATTTCTTTGTCCTGCTGCCACGATATTTGGCATGGTAAAAGTTGTACCTTGTTTCTGATCGTCATGGTTCAGGAAGTATTCTACATTGTTATCGGCCTTTGCGATCTCAAATTCGTCCGGTGAGTATTCCCATTCATACCGATTGCCATTCTTATGTATTGATGGAGGAGCTACTACATACCCGCCATTTCCACGAATATCTACACCATCAATAATTCCGGCTCGGTTCTTTATTTTGCCATTTCCACGATAGTACAAATGGTATCCGCCACGCCCTGTGATAGCCGTCCATGTTTCTGGGAAATCACCGTGTTCACGCTGCCAATCTTCAAGTGAATGGTACCCATCTATTCCGCGATCTTCGTCAATGTCTAAATCAATTACAAATACATTCTGGCTAACTGAACCAGTCGCAAGACCTATGTTTGCATTTGGATATTTCTGCCACCAGGCTTTTATTTGAGCCGCGTCCGTAGTTGCGTCCTTACATCCATTCCTGGTAAGCGGAACTTTATCGCGGTACTTTAACGGGAAGACAGCAAATCCTTTTTTGGCATATTCGATAGCCGCATCATACATACTCGGATATTCACTCATTGCTATCACCTGTGAGTTGAATCGAATTTACAACCATCAAACTCACCCCTTTCAAGTCTTTCTTTTAAATCTCTGTATAAAATTTCTTTTATCAGTCTTCCAGATGTTTCCTCTTTGCAAAAAACCACATTCATGTTGTATCGGACCATCCATGCGATACTGGACGCTAAAAACGCATTGGAGTTGAATTTGCTTCGATATTTACCGTTCAAAAGGTTTTCCCAGCTCGAATTTTCGCAGATGAGGTAAATCCTGCACTGCTGATCTAATGCTCGCTCAAACTCTCTTTGGAACCTCTCACGTCCTCTGGTAAAACACGCAGCTAATTCATCTAAATTCATTTTTCGTTCTACCACGCAGAATGGCTTAATTGTGCTATTGGTATCAAACAGCAACTCACCACTCGGCAATACTGCATTATAGGTGTAGTCACCATAATCCAATGTTGCTCGACTATATGGAGCGGAAAAGGATTTATACCGCTTCTCCGCTCGTTCGGTCGCTTGTTCCCTGGAATCAACAAGAATCTGGAAAGACTTTAAGACTTCTTTTTGATCAAAAATATCCATTAGTTGAATGGCATCTCCTCATCTGCACCGTCTGGAACACTCATGAAATCATCTGAATTAGCGCGTGAAGAATTATTGCTACCTAAGATTTTGTCTTTTGGGAGCTTGTAATCACCGGAGCGAATTTTATCGACTTTACAGAAGGATGCCAGATTGGTGGCTCTTCCAACACTTCCATCATTCTTTTCATATTCTCTTTCATTAAAAAGACCGCCGGCAATCTTACCTTTGAATTTCTGTTCATCCCAGTCAAAGTGGTATCCCGGATTGGATTCTTCAAGAGCTTCTGTAAATGTTTTAAAGCGTCTCTTTGTCCAGTTATCTTTCTCTGATCCGTCATCATTCGGAATATTCAGAAGATAATTGCAGTGCCATTTCTTATCCTCGCTCTGCTGGGCTTTATATTCTTTTGCATAGAAGCCCGCATATTCGCCTTCTGCAATATCGCAACTGATTTTTACATACTGACCTACACTGTTGTTACAAACTTCGGCTCCAAGAATTTTCACCACATAGCCGCCTTTTGGAAGCACTTCGTAATCTCCGTAAGCCTGTGTTTTTTCGTAATCTCCAAATCTTTTAATTGCCATGTTTTTTATCTCCTTTTAAAATATTTGTTATAGTCATAGCACATAGAAATGGCTTCTTCTTTGCTCGCACATTTCCTGTACTCACGAATTGCTTTATCACGGTATAATTGACGGATATAATACGATTCGCATCTTATCCGATAGGCGTACCGGCCTATTAAAAATACATACCAGTTTTGTTCTCTCATCAAAACTCCTTCATAACTTCAATGACCTTCACAATATCATTCGGAATATATTCCTCTTCAAATGCTCCCAGTGGCGTTCTTGCGGTGTCATTATGAGAAGTGGTTGAAAAACAATAGGTGTTCTCCTGCTTCATTGATCTGAGCAACCAGTTAAACTTACTGTCGATGTTGTTTTTCTCAGTCTTTCTTCCATTGGTTTTGATTCTGGTAAACTCATATCCTGCGTCAGTCATTTCTGTTTGCGTGTGGAACAGCAGGATCACTGTCAGATCATCTCTGAGCTTTGACGGAATATCTACCAAGTCCCAGATGCTCGAGGCGAGGTCCATCCACTTGTCATAGCCTTTCTCTTTGCATCTTCTCATTTCGTCTGATACCATTAAGTTATTTACGGTATCAACAACGAAATAATGGATATGTGGTGCTTTTTCTGCAATGTTTAAAAGATATTTGACTATAGTCTGTGGAAAACTGGTTTTTACATAATTGTTCTTATCAACGGAATACTGATCTCTCCACCCTTTCCAATTCAGTCCTTTCCCATCGCAATCACAGTAATAAGTTTCTTCTGGATTGAGATTGCGAAGGGATGTACTTTTACCACTTCCGGGTTCACCCATAATGCCGATTAAATTTGCCATAGCTAACACCCCACCTTGTCATAAACAATATGTTTGCTTCCTTCTATAATCAGAATGCTCGCGATCTGGCGCATTGATAAAGTGCTTTCATTGTAAATTTCTGTCAACGCATTATACGCTTCCCCGGTCACTTTTACCGCCATGTCTCGTTCTGACACTACTGCCTTTTTACGTGCCGGTATATGGATTTCAAATTCAGTCATTTTTGTTCCTCCTTATATGATTTCTGAGCCACTAAAAGCCCATTTAAAGCTTGTATATAGTTCGCCAACGTTCTTGCCTTGTACTGTTCTTCAATCGGATTATCCGGCACTGTAGCAAGTTGTATGTCGATTAATCTCAATACTTCCTGAATGCGTTCGTCCATACTTACACCGCCTTGAAAAAGCAATACAGGTTATCTGATGCATCTCCGAACTTCTCTCCGTCGATATCTTCGGCTTTGTGGTATTCCACATGGTCAAGAGACATATCGCAGTTCTCATAATCCAGAATGTAATCGCCTCTGGACTGAAGCTCTCTGAGCAATTCGTTAATACATCCTGCTATCTCCAGACTGGGAAGAAGCTTCATAATTGCTATCTGTTTACTCATTTGGACACTTCCCATCTATCAGAAGTTCCAGCAAGAATGCTTTGATTTTATTAAGCTTTTCACGGCTTTCTTTCTCGTAAAATGGATTAAAAGATACGTTTTGGTACAAATCCCATTTAAATTTGTCTTTGGGAAGGCAAACATCTTCCTTCCTTTTGAGTCCAAATACGCTCATACCATAAATTGAATAGTTGAATGTGACACTTGCTGTCGGAACTTCACTCACAACTCTTTTACAGAGTCCATAAATTTCGTCAATTTCTTTCTCGAACATTTCCTTATCCTCCTTATTTCCTACTGCCAGTCTGTTTTCATCTGGCGTACTGCCCATGCTGCCGAGATGCCAAAAAAGATGTTCAGCCAAATAGGCATGTCCACATATTTCCCGGCAAGCATACAAACAGCAATTAGCGCATACTCTTTCATTTCATTTCTCCCAGAATCCACGCCAGATTGCTTGCTACCAGTGCGGCCGCGGTCACAATCCATGCCGTGAACCATTTTCTTGCTTTTTTTCTGCTTTCTTCGACAATTTCTGTCGCAAGAATGAACTCAAGTTCGTCCCATGTCGGAACGTTTTCACATTTATTTGTGCTATTTCTGCTCATATCGTGCTAATTTCTCCTTTTTAGTATTTACAATTAGCAGATACGAAGTTATAATTAACCTGTACCTACTAAGTGTGGTTTAGTAAGTGCATAGCTCCGGTTGGTGGTGCTTCACCGCCGGGGCACTATCACTTTAATGCTTCTTTCCCTCTCCAGACATATCCTGTTTCTTCCCAGAGTTTTCTTGGAGAGATAACAAATTCTATTCTTCCAGAACCTTTTCTGTCGTGAATCACTTTATTCCCACGATACGCCGTACCGATAGGCAACCATCCATAGATGATTCCTGCTCTGACAGATGGCGTAGGAATGCCTGTCATTTTGCTCACATCTGATACTGTCAGGCGTTCGTTTGAAAACTCTGGCATCTGTGGAATGCCAGATATGATTCTTGCCACTTCTGCGGCGAACTGATGAACTTCTGCATTTTCTTTGATGTAAGTATCAACTTCACTCATTTCATGCTCCTTTCATATTTGTTTTTATGAATTTTTTTTACCTTTGCTTTCTTCTTTCTCTTTTGAGTTTTGAATGGAGATTTCTTTCCGGTAAAATGCGTAAAATTATTTGCTCCCATTATTTATCACCTATTGTATTTCCTTTCCCCTCTACCTATAATGCTTTTACAGGCACCGACATGCCGAGTATAACGAAAGGGGAATTATATGGTTGAAACAATCACTCGACTGTATCACTGCCACAAGATTCACAAGCATGTGACTGTTTATGAAGAGTATGAGGTTTCTGGTAACAGTCGCCGCCTACTGCGGTGCTCATGTCCATATCATCAATACACGGAAATGAAGCCGCACTGTGATGGGTATAATGACCATGGTTTTCAATGTGGTTATGCAAAAAATCAATAACCAGGCTTACTAACTCATCTGGTCGCTCACTTGGCGATAGGTAACAGTAAAGCCGTAGGTCACATTTGCAACAGTCTCCACCAGATTCTTTGCAGTGCTGGCTGACGGCTTTATTAAATTGTAATGCGTCCATTTATGCTCCTTTCTACTCAATACACATTTGAGCATTGCAGTCCCTGATGCACATTACTGTATTGGTGCATGGATGCCAATTTCTGACATATTCCATAGATTCTTTAAATCTCAGCTTAGGGATGTTATTACGGGCGTTTACTGCGAAGTAAGTCTTTATATCCCTGTTGCATTCAGCAAATACTTTCTTGCCAATTTCCTTGTAAGCATTTGACTCTTTCCCACCAAGGTGAGCAATTACGACACTTGACACTAAGTCTCTAATAGATTCCTGCTGTGCGTAGTCAATAGTCATGGTATTTTCAAGGTTATTAATGCGGTTCTCGTGATCGTCAATCATTCCAAGCTGAATACGCATCATTTCCACTGGAGAAAGTTGTTTTGCCTGCGGCTTTTCAAAATATGTATCGACAAGCCTGTCGTATACGTCCCACGCTTTATCGGTGTTCAGCGACTTGGCATGGAGAAAAGCTCCTTTTTCTGTCCAGAGGTATAATTTATTGAGATTGGTCGGCAAATCGTGAATTTCACGAAACGCCTTTAATTCATCGTCTGTAAGACAAATATAATGTTTTCCTTCTGCGTATCTTTCCTTATTATGATTGAAATTGTAGGAAATTACTTTCCTATCAGTTTCATACGCTTTCGCAATTTGCTGAGTAGTAAGAACTCGAATGCCCTTGTACTCTGTGATTCTTAATTCGTTCATACTTATCCTTTCTAATTTGAATTAACTACTTCTTTCTTATCTGATTTTTTCTCCAGATTATTCTCGGAAAAACTTTCCGTCTTACCGAGAATGTATCCCTTGTCAAATTCTGACATATTAGGAATCGCGTTTTTCAGCTTTTCAACGATTCTTTTTTCTTTTTCAGACATGCGCTCACTCCTTTCTTGTGATATACTCTCCTGCAAAGGAGGTGTTCATTTGATAACAAGATATCAATATAAAATATTGAAAAAAGCTTTAAGAAATTTTGGATTTACACCTAGTAATCAGCGTGAAGCAGATGCTTGCAGATACCTTTTCAGTAAAAAGTGCTTTATGCGTTCAAGGTCGCAAGACCACGCATATGAAATCACACAAGCGGGTGAAGTCGCCATGAAAGCATATTTTCAAGATATATCCAGATTTTGGATAACAACTATTCTGTCAATCATTGCGCTGATTACCAGTCTTTTCTCAATTTCTATACAAGCAGAGCCACTATTGCAATTATTAGAGAAACTATTGCAATAACTCCCAATACATGTGTATCGGTAGACAATGAATCTACATAATGTGAATACATTTGCAAAGTTTCTTTCACTGTAAATTCAACGTCTACCTGTTCACATGGTTCTTTCTCAAAGATACAGTCCATATCTACTGCCCCGCCAAACGGAATAGGCTCATCTGGAGGAACAATCCTTCTTTCTGGCATCTTTAAATCACCTTTTTCACCTGTCAGAACTGCTTTCTTGATTTTGTTTGTCTGGTCTTGCAAATCCCAGATACGATTCCACAGGTCAGAAATTGTTTTGTCGATTTCTTTTTTCTTGCGCTTCACTGTTTTTTTTCACCTCCTTTGTTGTACTTTGTACACTCTTAATATAATACTATGTACAACTTTTGTCAAGCACTATTTTTGTACATTGTACAATTTTTAATATTTACTTTTTTAATTATGTGGTGTATAATCTTATTTGAAAGGAGGTGTACGAATTGAAAAACAGAATAAAGCAAATAAGAAATTCTAATCCTAATTGGAAGAGTCAAGATTTATTTGCAAGCTTTTTGGGAATACCAAAGGCAAATTTATCCAGTTATGAAACTGGAAGAAGAACTCCTACAGACGCAGTAATTCAATTAATCTGTGAGAAATGTTCTGTAAACGAAGAATGGCTAAGAAATGGAACTGGAGAAATGTTTCAGCCAGAGAACAAAAGCGATGAAATTTCTAAGTTGTTCGGAAATGTTCTAAAGTCTAGTGATGATGATTTTAAATACCGTCTCATCAATGCTCTAGCAAAGCTAGATGATTCTGGATGGGATAATTTAGAAAAGCTCCTAGACACGATTTACGAAAAGAAATGAGAAAATAGCCAAGGGCAATGCGCAAACCCTTGGCTTTTCTTTTTAACCGATTAATGTTTTTATGAAAACGTATATTGATCTCAGCCAACGTCTGTTTTCTATCTTTTGTATCATTTCAATAATTTCTTTCTTATAATCCATAAATAACCCTCCCTGTCACAACTACCGCCTACACTACAGTATATGTCCGGCTGTGGGGAATAGAACCGAACATTAGTTCTCTTTTGCTATTATACCACCTATTCCGACTCTTGGCAACTGCCAATGATATGCATGAACTCTCACTATTTTATAGAAAAAACATTTCTTTTTCATCTAAATCACTCTATTTCGTTCTAAATCTTTACAACGCGCTCTTAAAATGATAAAATAAAAATACCACGAATAACCGTACTTTACATAACATTGCAAAATCAGCGGCACAAAATACATAATCCGCATGAAAAGTGCGAGGTGCGGTGAATAAAGCTATTAGGAGGAGCAATTCTATGAGTAAGAAAAAAGGTGGAAAACTCAAATGGGTAGTTTTAGCAGTTGTTGCCATTGGCGTTATCGGTGCCATTGGTGGAAATTCGGATTCAAACACCACGTCTTCTTCCAGCACATCTGCAAAGACGGAATCTGCAAAAGAAACTGATACACATACACCAATTGAATACACAGCCGTATCAGTCAATGATATGATGTCTCAGCTCGATGATAACGCACTTGGAGCATCTGATAAATACAAAGGGCAATACTTAGAAATCACTGGTAGACTTGGGAACATTGATTCATCTGGAAAATATATCTCCCTCTATCCTGACGATGAATATGCGATAATCGGCGTTCAGTGCCAGATTAAAAATGATGAGCAGCGTTCGAAAGTCGCATCAATGGCAAAAGGTGATACAGTCACACTAAAGGGAAAATGTACAACTGTCGGAGAAGTTCTCGGATATTCAGTCGATATTGAAGAAATAGAATAAAAATAAAAACCACCCCGGCATTGGCGTACCGAGGTGGCGTTTATACATCTCCGAAGAAATGTAATATTCTGGCAAAACATATTGTATCATCTTCGGAGCAGTCGAACAAGACAGAAAATTTGTTCGGCTGTTATTTTTATACCTAAAACAGCTACATAAAGAAAAGAGGAATAAAAATGGCGAAGAAAAGAAAGAAATACCCGAAGCTCCCTAACAGTTTCGGAACAATACGGTACCTGGGCGGCAACCGCAGGAATCCATTTGCGGTCCATCCTCCGGCAGTACTGGATGAAAAGACCGGAAAACCCGTCCGACCGCCTGCGATCTGTTATGTTGATGACTGGCTGAAAGGATTCTCTATTCTGACAGCATACAAAGCCGGCACGTATCAACCCGGTATGGAACGGACTCTTGAGGTATCCCCTACAACTGACATAGATGCTCTTATAAGCCGCTTGATTGCTGACTACAATACAATCAAGGGTGTCGAGGATAAACACCCGGAAATCAAGAAATTGACGTTTTCAGAGGTATATGAGAAGTTTTACGCATGGAAGTTTCCAGAGGGTTCAAAACTTTCTTATAGTTCAAAGATAGCTTACCAGACCGCTTACTCGAACTGCACGACTCTGTACAATCGTATCTTTGAGGATTTAAAAGCGCCTGATCTGCAAAAGGTAATTGATGACTGCCCGTTAAAACGTCAGAGCCTTATGGCAATTCTTACGCTGTTCAAGCAGATGTATAAATACGCTGTTTACTCAGAAATTGTAACAGAAAACAAGGCTTTGTATGTAAAAGTCAACGCGGATGACGACACTGAACATGGAACACCATTTTCTGACAATGAGTTAAAAATTCTCTGGAAGAATTCTGCTGATCCGGAAGTGCAGCTTATATTAATCATGTGTTATTCTGGCTGGAGAATCGGCGAAGTACTTAAGTTGACGACTAACTTGGAAGAGAGATACTTTCAGGGCGGGATCAAGACTAAGGCAGGAAAGGACCGCGTAGTACCAATTCATTCGGCGGTATACGAATTTGCTAAGCAAAAGGTTCTTACTCAAGGTGGGAAGCTCTGTGTATATACTCAGCAGCACCACCGTAATGCTCTGTTCTATCCTACGCTTGAACGTCTTGGAATTGTTGGCGATCCGAAACACACGCCACACGACTGCCGCCATACTTTTTCCATGTTATGTGAAAAATACGGCGTCCGGGAGAACGACCGGAAGCGAATGCTGGGTCACTCTTTTGGTGGAGATGTTACAAACGCGGTATATGGACACAGGACACTAGAAGAGCTCCGAACAGAGATTGAAAAGATAAAAGTCCCATTTGTGACTAACTGTGACTAACGGAATCTTATTTTATCAATTTTATTCATCACAATTCAGAACATAAAAACGCGTGAAACCCTTGTAAAATCAACATTCTCAGCGATTTTGCAAGGAATTCACTCATTTCATTTTCATTATTCTAATTGTATTTAATTAGGACATTAAATTAGAACTATGCAAATGTCAAAAAGTCCTTTAAATACAGTACTTTAGAGGATATTTAATTAGGAAATGTTTTTTCTTATTTGTGACCAACGTGTGTCCAACGAACTAATAGGATTTACAAAACGAAATGATACAATATGTTATAAGAAGCATGATTCCCGGGGTACTATCCCCGGGAGTTTTTATTTATGAATTTCTGAAATTCTGGTAAATGTTCCTTTTGGGACAAATTCAAAAACAAACCCTTCTGTCGGATGTGGGATGCGGATGAAGTACCATTTCAGCCCGGAACTGTCAGTTTCTGTGTACTTCATCACCTCTACAACTGCACCTTTTTTCAACTTCGGAAACAGTTTAGATAGGCTATTTTTGTTTGATTTTGTATAACATTTTGTGTCCTTTTTTATCTGTGCAATGTAGGCTCTTGTGTTCTGTTTTTTGACTGTATCTGAGTCTGAAACTGATGTTGTATTTTTAACTAAATTGTAGTTTGGAGTGCAGAATTTTGTTCCCGGGAGGTTGCTGTTGTAGTAACTTTTTTGGCACACACCACCGCCATTTGCAATAATTGTAGAGCCACCAGAAGTATTTCCTTCGACTGTCCAGAACCGATCTCCTGACACTTTGATTACGATTCCAGTATGCGTAAATTCTCCATTATGTTTGAAAATTACAATATCACCAGTTTTCGGATTGCTGTTCAAAGTAAATAAATCCGCCATTGTCGGGCAGTAAACGTATGGCCAATGTTTTAAAAGTTTCTTTGCTGTGTCTAAGCCGAATGCTTTCATCATGCACCACGAAACAAACGCTGCACACCACGGCTGTCCCTGATAATCCGGCTTAATATCTCGCCAATATTTTGTGTAATTATTTTCTCCGGCATTTGCAGTTTTGCTATCAAGTTGGCTATTGCTTGCCTTTTCAAGATATCCAACTTCATTCTTTGCAATCTGGATTAATTTGTCAATTGCGTTCATGCCTGTTTCCTCACTTTCTGGAAAATATGCCTTTAATGCATCGTAAACAAACTTCTGTCTGCTTTTATATGCCCCAACTTGGTTCCCTGTGTCCGTCTGGCAGGCTGCATAGAGATTATCGAGTGTATATGGTTTCTGGGTCTTTGCCAAAATCCTTGTTACTGCTCCCTGTCCGCCTTGATGCCTAAAGTTCGCACACATAGCTTGCGCTCTAGCGTCCGTAACGCCCCTTTTAAAGGCTTCATCTGCATAGGTGGCTAATTGTTCATCCATAAGGCTATCTTGGCATTTAACGCCTGTTTTGGACGATATAAGCTGAACGATTAAATTGGAGAACTGGCTGTTTCTGGAAATGTTAAAGCAAGACCAGTCTGCCTCCTGCACCTGCTCCCATAATCCGATATTGTCTAACCGGTTCCATGCTTCCGTATCTGCATCATGAATCCGTTTCAAAAGCGTTTGTGCTTCGGTTGCGTACCACTGTCCTGCCCCGATTGTAATTGCGTGTTCTTCAGAAGAATTGGTGTAGGCTTCTGTAAAGTCCGAATAATCCTGCTGTCCATAAACCTGTCCGCCGGTTTCGACTGCGTAAATAATCTTCCTAAGGACGTTCTTTTGTTCAGTTGTCATGTCGTCCGCTCCTTTCGCAAAGATTCTTACCTAATACTGATTATAGCATTTAGCGTTAAGACATCTCTGTACCAATTTAAAAATCCGACAGGTGATTGCCTGCCGGATAATGCTAAATAACATATTTGTGATGATTGTATCTGACCGACTCTTGATTAACCTTTGCACTGTTCCTTATAAATAGGTAGAGGTTTTACGAAAGTTTTCCATTTTTTAATGAATTAAATGGGAAGAGAGACAAAATTTAATTTATTGATTTGTCATATATATAACCGTAATTTTAGCTTTACCAGATGGAATAGTACCATCACATCTTACTTTTCCATCTGACGACTGTATAAATGGCATAGCATTAACCGCTCCAGATTCAGATGTAAATATTAACCTTGTGTTATTTTTTGGAAAATGTTCTTTTTTATTAATTGTAAAAATATAATCCGATGTTGAGTTCAATATATTTAAATTAAGGCTAATAATATGCAATAAGTTACTATAAACGCACATATTCGCACCATTATTACATCCATTTCCATCTGCAAAATTTGAAATATTGCTATTAAGTGTAATTGTAAATTCTTTAAATATTGGAAGAGTGTTACTATTTAATTCATTAATTGCACCCAGAATTGTTTTGTCGTTCGTCTGAAGCTTCTCGAATACTTTGTCGGCAATTTTATTAAGAACAAAGTCTGACAGCTTGCTCAGCACACTCTTTTTCATTCCTGTACCGTCATTGATCGGAAATGCGTCAGTATCGGCTAATGTACCTCTGTTGGTGTAATTGATACCTTCGATTTTTGCAACTGCATTTCCGACTGCTTTTGCATCTGCAGCTTTACCAGATACCGCGAGGTCTTCATCCGTTCCGGATAAATAACTTCCTGCCGGCTGATAAAGCTTATCGGCATCCGTCTTTGTTACATAATCTTTTCCTTCAAGATATTTACTTACTGCATTTTCTATCTCTTCTGGAGTCAGTCCGCTAATACCTTTCTGACATAAATCGTATAAATATTTCTCTACCCGTGTAATTGGATCCGGGACATTTCCGGTATAACTCCCAGTTAATTTAGCAAGATATTCCTCTTTTCTTGTTATTGGATTATCTATCATAGTTACTCCTTTCTGAATGAATTTTACATTCCGAGACTGTCTATTTTAATTATATCACGTAGACGATTTATAGCTCTGTACCAATCAACTAATAGTACGGTCAGGGCTGAGATTTTGATGGTTTTTGAGCAAATAAGGGCTTATTTCGGTTTTTATGGAAAATGCGCTCTTATTTGCGGTTTTGGGGCTCTTATTTGGCGAAATTAATATTGAAATAAGCAAAAATTCCTTATTTTGCATCCTAAAAGAACCTATTCTTCAAGCATATATTTAAGAACATCTTCTGCAGATTTGAATGCACCGCTTCCTGATGTGTATATTGTTGCAGGAAAGTTGGAAGTCGAAGGACCAGGTCCATAATTCAAAGGTCGTGGTAAAACCGAAAATGTTCCATCGCTATTTGAGGTACCAACTCCAAATATATTTCCGTTCCCTTTCACGCTATTGTGGCTCATTTCCCAACTAATGGTTTCGTCAAGAAGTTCTCCTTTCATGTTTCTCATTCTTAACGTGTACAATACATTTTTCTGGTTAATATACTGTAATATAGTGCTAGGGACTCTTTTCGCTTTAAACATAATACATGCTGATTCATAATATGAACGGCCAGATTCTTGTTTGACATATATTCCAGCTTTTTCAATATCTGTGAAATATATTTTTCCATCTTCGGTCTGATTACGAACAGAAATTTCACATTCACAAGGATATTGAGTGCCGTCATAGTCGACGTGTGTCCACACTGTTCTTACAGCACAAATTTCTTTCATTGGAGGTATTCCAGATTTTTCCCACAGTAAAATATCGCCACCATAAATCTTCGTTACGTCCTTGCCTTTGACAGGAAACCCAGTGATTTCCTGTCTGTTCAAAAATGCCTTATATATCATCCTATCATTTCTCCTCGAATGTGAAATACAATGTATCTGCCCGGTCAGTTCCTGAAGCTACTAGAGCGTCATAATCAGCTTTTTTTATTCGTTTTACACATCTTAATTGTGCCTTTTTCAATTTCTCAGAAGTGCTACCAGAGTCACCAGAACCGTCCGTAAAATCATTAATCGTTGCCGGCGAAAATTCAGAATCCGAACCGTCTGTAAATTCCGCATAACTGATTGTCGGCATTTCTGATCGGGTGCGGTTGACGGTTCCAGATATTTCGGGAGTGTATTTTCCTAACTGCTGACTGTTACTATTAAACGGTGCGTTGTTAGCAGAATAGGTGTCAATCATGTCTGTAGCGCCGATATTGAGCGTTCTGCTCATGATGTATGAATGAACGTACCATTGCAGTTCCGTAGGTTCCTGATCGTCGTGCTGAATCTGCTTTTTATAGTAGAGTTCGACTGCCTGTCCAACCATGTTCAGTGGGTTTCCTTGAACTTCTGCGGTATATTTTTGCGCGCGATAATATTTCCGCAAATCTTGGTTTACGAATACGCCATAGCAAATTTTCATAATTGGTTCAGTCCTTGAAATGCCGCCATATTCGTCTGCATCCCAAACGTAGTTTAACCAGTCCTCGTTTCCTACAAAAAAGCTGTTTCGATTATAATAAACATTGTTCTCGTAAGCTTCCTGCGCCGTATAATCGCCTTGTGTAAATCCGAATGCTCGATTTGGGTCTGGGTCTGTAAAAATGATATTCGGAAACCAGATTCTTCCCTCAGTGGCTTGGAAACTTTTGAATGTATCAAGATGTACTTCTTCGTTATTGTAGTATTTATAAATGTTCTGATCACCGGTGGTCTGCCCGTATTTATAACTGTTCTGACGGAGCTTCAAATACTCAAACTTGCCGTCCCTGTTCATCCATCCAAAACGGTCATTCTGTAAGCATAAATCTTTCAAAATATTGACTATGTTCATCTCATTTGAGTTATTCGTATCAGGGACATAGGTGTCGTCCCAATGCAACTTTGTACTAACTTGTTCGAGTCCCAAAAACTCAAATAATTTATCCCTGAATTGCTTTTGAGTCAGCTTTTTCTTTTTATCAGTCGTTTGGTTTTTGTACCATCTAGCAATGTCAGTATTTCGCAATTTATACAAATAATCATATGCAATAAAATTACGTGTTAATGAGTTTGCTTTTCGCTCTGCACTGTCGATTTCACCTGTAAAAATTTTAATTCTTGTTCCTTTTCTCTCGATGTAAACTTCGATTTTTCCATGCGGATAAAACTCTTCCGAGGTACCGTTAAACTGGTCGTGGTGAGCCTGAAACGTTATCTGATTGCAGACACAACCGCCGAATATGAAATACTGTTCTGAACAAATAGACTCCTGCAAAGTAAGCGTATTCTTGTCGATATTTTCATTTGTAAGGTCAGCAAATTCGCCGTTAATCCAGTGTACTGTAACATTGATTGGTTTAGTTTTTTCTTCTTCAACTTCACCAGAGCCGCCGCCAGAACCACCACTTGAACTATCATCAAATGGGTTTTTCCCGTCGTTCGTGACTTTAATTTGAAAACTGTCAGAACCGACAAATTTAGAAACCCCGTTGGCTGTGACATTATAAGAAACCGTGATAGTCTTAGAACCCGCACTGGAACTATCGAAGCCAGAAATATCATAATCTGTAATTTCTTTCTCGGTTCCGTCCTGTCTTACTTCTGCAACAGTCAGCCCGGACGGGTCGAATGTTTCTCCGATTTTGTAATAAATCTTGGATGGAAAACTTGTGATTCGGATTCCTGAAAGATCGTATACGGTCACTTTGAAAGTGGCGGTATGAGTTTTATAGGTTACTGTGATTGTTTTTTCGCCAACAGAAGAACTATCAAATCCAGATACTTCAAATCCGCTTGTCTTTGTTTCTGATGTGCCATCAGTATATTTAACAAGGATTGACAATCCAGTTGTGTCGAATACATCTCCTTTCGGATATTCGGTTTTTACAGGCATGGTTTTTACTTCGATTCCAGAAATGTCTACTACAAGAATATTGAAATCTACGGTCTTTTCATCGAATGTAACCGTTACAGTTTTATTTCCGTATACTGACATATCCGGGCTTGATAAGGTATATCCTGTTACTTGTTCTGACGTATTATCGTTGTAGTATGCAGTAATTACAAGTCCTGCGCTGTCAAAAGTTTCGCCTACGAAATATCTGGCTTTGGTTGGCATATGAGTAACTTCAAGTCTGGTTGCCCGAATTAACCATGTGATTGTGCCAGATGCTCCCCACGGTGAACCAGAGATTTCATTTGTTTTTTTGTTCAGTGTGATATTTGTTGTAACAGGCGTGTTAAAAGCATTTTCCCAAATGACCGTAACGCTTGCAGGAATAGACACGTTTGTAAGTTGTGTTCCGCGAAACGCCTGAACGCCAATAGTTTGAACGCCGTCAGGAATTACCAGATTTTTAAGTGAAGTATTGTAAAACGCATTATCTCCAATGTTTATAACACTTGCAGGAATAGTAATTTCCGTGATTTTCCCACAGTTCGCAAAACACGATGTTGGTATTACTGTTATTCCGTCTTCAATGGTAACTGTTTTTAAAGTACTAGAACATGGTGTAAAATGTGATGTTCCGGTAAATTTAACCGTGCTTTTTAGCGTAAGATTTTCGAGCGCAGAAAGCAATTTCGTTCCATTTGTTCCGTCAATGGTTCCGCCGCGAATTATCAAATTCTTGCAATTTGGAATAAAAATACCGGATGAATTGAATATGGAATCTGCATTTCCGATTTCAACATTATCTATTGTCGCCCCTGAAAAAGCACCGGATGATAACGAAGTCAACGACGTTGGAAAAACAATGTTTTTTAATTTCGGACACTCATCGAATGTGCCGCCCTCAATTGTTTGTAAGCCATCATGAAAAAGTAGTTCTGTTAGATTAGGACAAGAGCGAAACACACCTCCTAGAATCGTTTTAAGCGATGATGGAAATTCAAGTTTAGTTCCTAAAAAAATTGAAAAATTTCCACGTTCGATTTCTGCGATCGTGTTTGAAAAAACAATGCTTTCCAATTTTTTGAATGAGTAACTAAATCCGCTCCTAATGCCAGTGATTCCGTCTCCAAAAACCATTTTTGTGCATCTTTTATATAAGCTGTCAGGGATAGAAATGTCGGATTTCTCTAAACTATCAGATAAACTATATGTGAATTTTCCAGTTCCAGATATGGTTAAAGTATTTGCATCAATGTCGAATTCGGCTGTCACATCTTCGTAATTCGGAGAACCGATATGTATCAAAAGAGAACTGTATACTGTGACATTTGACGTAATTGCCACGCCAAAATATTCTACATTAATAGGAATTACACCGGCTTCCAAAAGCGCCTTATTTTCAATTGTGTATCCGCTTGTCACTTCCTCTGAGCCGTCTGAGTATTCTACAGTTATATAAGATACCTTAAGATCTAATGCATCACCGACAAAATAATATTTGCCTTGACAAAATATGTCCGAGATTCTTTCTGGTTGCATAATAGTAACTTTAAATGTACAAGTGAAACTGCCATAATGAACTGTAATTCCACATTGCTTTGGAGAACTACTGTCAAAACCAGAATATGTACAATCTTTTGTGACATCTATAGTATTTCCGTCACTTGCCGTTGCGGTCACCACAATGCCTGTAGAATCAAATTCTTTCCCTATGTGATAATTTACCTTGCTTGGCATAGTGGTTACTGATATGGCGGTAATAGAAGCTTCTGAGACGGAAATCTCAAATGTTGCGGTCTTGCCAGATACAGTAACGGTTATAACTTTTGTTCCTGCGGAACTGCTGTCGAATCCAGATACTTCAAATCCAGTTGTTATTGTTTCTGATGTTCCATCGGTGTATGTTTGAGACACCACAAGACCCGTGGCGTCAAATAATTCGCCCTGATAGTACGTGGTCTTATCTGGCATTTTTGACACAGTAATTCCAGTGACATATTTGTCAACAAACTTCTCATAGCTAACTTGCTGTGACACACCTGCGTTTTTTACCAGAATCGAAACCGGAACCGCAGAAGATACGGAAAGAGTTAGGTTTGTTGTGGTTTTACCGTCGGTGATTGACGATGTACCGGTGTATGAACTGCTTGTAGGTCTCTGAACGACATTGATAAATAATGTCTGCCCCTCTATCAAGAATACTTCGTATTTCAGCGCATATGATGAAGATGTGCTTGAATAATACACATATCCTTCTACTCTGATTTTGAGGAATCTTTTTCCCGACGTAAGCGTTCCTTCCTGTCGGTAAATATAATAAACCGCGCCATCCCTGCGCCAGATTTTGAGTTGTTCGGCGTTTTGCCCGAATCCGATAAAATTGTTACCAGAAACATATATAGTACTGGCAGTCTTTCCTGCATAGGTAAACCAGTCAACGCCCGTGACACTAACTACATCATCGTCGTGCTTCTTGTTGTTAACAATAGCAGTCATCCCGGTTGTCGTATTCAATAAACTGTCAAAAGATACTGTGTCTGCCATAATCATCCTCCCGTCTATAAAATAAAAGAGCACATGAGCTGTGACACCCATGTGCCCTGGTTGTTAGTATTCGATTAGTGCGATTCTGATGCTTGAATAAAAGACCATCCCTCTTTTTTTGTCAATTTCATTGATTGTAAAGTCAATATCTGGAACATATACTTTTGCATTCGTATATGTATTTGTTTCGTCATTCCAGTAGGTGATATTTGCTTTACGCTCTTGCTTATTGATAATTGAGGAATTCATTACATTTTGAATTTTTATTTTTTCTTCTAGGGTTAAATCGTCAACTGTTTCAAATTCTATCTTTGTGCGATAATGCGGGAGTGTGTCCCTGTGCAAATATCCTTTCATATCTGTCCACGAATCATTTTCAAGTCTTTGATTCGGTGTGCTTTTCCATGTTGCTCTTTTGATAAATTCATGTGGAAATTCTTGAGTCCCGAATTTTAATAGCCATCCCTGAAAATTCCCTGAACTAAATTCGCTCATGTACTCACCTACCCTTCAAAGATTCCGAAGCCTGTCCGGTTCCTGTATTGTCCGTTCTGATCTCTCAACCAGCGGATGAATTCGTTTCCGTCAATATTCAATACGATATACTGAGGCGAACCACTACCGCCATTTCCAGATTCTTTCAAAGCTTCCATCATTGCCTGTTTCATCGTCGACAGTGGAGATACAACCTCTGCCTCACGCTTGTTATCGCCGAGGATTGCTGCAAACTCTCCGGCGTTTCGTGGCACAACTGTACCTTTTGCCAAGTATGGAATCTGTGGCGCTGTCATTGTTGGAATGCTGAATCCCCAAGTGTTTCCACCTATTCCAGGAACCCATCCAGGAACTTTGATTTTCATCTTATTAAGAACTCCAATTGCGGCATTGACACCAGCAATAATTCCTCTGATCATTCCGTTTATCAATCCGATTACGCCATTAATGGGAACTTTTGCGATTCCCACAAGTGCTTCAAATACATTCTTGAATATATTTTTTGCATTGTTCCATGCTTCTCTCCATCCATTCACGAAATCTGTTTTTACCCAGTTTATAAGAGATTTGAATTTAGATACGATAAAAACTACTTTCTCTTTTATGGAATCCGACAATATAATTACTATATTTGACACCTTTTCTGTTAACGAGTTCCATTTATTTACAAACCCTTCTGCAAACGCTCGCGTTTTTTCGCTTATCCAGTCAACTATATTTCCAAAAAATTCTTTTATAGAATCCCAATTTTTTACAAGAAGAACACCGGCTGCAATTATTCCACCTATTGCCGCTATAATAAGTCCCCCTGGTCCGATTGCTGTTGCAATTGCAGATATGCCTCCAAGTATTCCACCAGAGCCTGTCATAAGTGCAATAAGCCCTTTGATGGCAAGTCCCACATTGCTGATACTGCTAATGATCGTAGTTATCAGCGGGATGATCTTAGCTGTTGCAAACATTCCTATAAGTGCCGCTCCGAACGCTTCGACCAGCGTCTGATGTTCTCCGAGGAAGTTTAAAAACCCTGATACAATATTAATAAGTGTAGGAACGCCTGTTTCAATCAACCACTTCAATGATGGTAAAATAATGTTGGTATATATCCATTCGAGAACGTTTCCGAGAGCTTCAATAATCGGCGCAAAGGATTTTGTGAGGTTCTTAATAGAATCCAGTAACGGATAAAAATCAAGTTTTCCAGCCCAGTCCGCTGTTGCTTTTGTTATCTTTTCAATAAACTCAAGAACTTTTTGAAAAGCATTTGCTAAATTTTGAATAATTTGCGTACCAACATTATTTTTATTCCACGCTTTAGATAATTGACTTGCAATATTCCCTATAATTTTGAATATGTTCTGCAAAATCCGAAGCATGGTAGATAGCATTTCAGTGCCTGTCCCATTTGCCCAGACTTCCATAATACTTTTTCCGACACTCTTTGCAAGTTCAGCAAGACTGGAAAACATATACCTTGCAGCATCAATAGTATTCTTGCTCTCTCTGTTCCAAGCTTCCTGAAAAGGCTTCCAGAGTTGCTTAAGTATATCAGATAACTTCTTTGCAGATTTGCTGAGTTTGTCAATCTGGCTTTCTCCTTTTGCCAATCCTCCATAATCAACCTGTCCAACATTTCCGAGACCAATATTGTCTGCCTTTACGGCAGGCGTTTTTGTCGCACCAGATATCGCATCCGCCGCTTCTTTTCCAATAACCTTTAATTCGTCAAACGGAGCAATATTCTTTTTTAGAGCCTTGGTCTGCTTATTTAACGCGATTGTGCTGTCCTTCGTGGAATCTGTTACATTCTGCGTAGCATCAGCCAGACTATCAGCTCCATCAGCAGCGCTACCATAAGCATCTTCTGTGGCTGACAGATCAGTTCCAGCAAGTCCCGCTCCACTGGCTCCCGTCTGCCCGGATGATTTATTTCCGGTTATCAGTTCCGTGAATGACTTAAAAGCATTTGCTACTGTTGCTAGTTTTGCTAGCAATGTGTTAATCACCTTGATAACCGGCGTGAAGATATTAATCAATCCCTGTCCGACTGTTGCCTTAAGAGACTGGATCTGTAACTGCATTACCCTGACCTGATTCGCCCAGCTGTCAGAAGTACGGATAAAGTCACCCGATGCAGCCGATAACTGTTTCTGTACAAAAGCCAGACGGAGAGCTACTTTCTCCTGCTCTGTCATTTCAGATGTGGTTTTGCCATAGCCATTTGCGAGCGCGTACTGGTCAAGTGCGCTTTGCGTAAGGACTACGCCCAAATCTTTCAATGTTTCTGTTTCACCTGTAAACACTGATTTCAATTTAATATACGCCAGATCCTGACTTATGTTATAAAACGATGCCACATCACCAGTCAGCTGTGTCAGAGCCGTTGACATATCGTAAGCCTGTGCTTCTGAGAATCCGAACGACTTAGACATTGCTCCGAACGTACCGACATACCGTTTAGCCATAGTTTCTGACAAACCGGCAGTTGTCATTGCGTTCTTCGCAAATTCATTAACCTTATCAGACATGGTAGTAAATGTAACATCGACCACGTTCTGAACTTCTGCGAGGTCAGAGCCAAGTTCCACACACTCTTTTCCGAACTGTACCAACTTGCCAACCGCAAAAGCCCCACCAATCAGCAGACCGATTTTTTTTACGGCACTTCCAAGGCCGTTAAATGACTTTTTTATTGCAGACACGCCGTTCTGTACGCCAGACGTGTCCATTCTGGTATCAATAATGACTGAGCCATCAGCAGCCATGTGTCCACCTCCTAACTATTTGAGGTTAAGCATCTCGTTAAGCTTATCTTTATAAGCCTGTTCCTCTTCAGAGAGACGCGTTTTTATATCAATAAGATTCTTGTTATCGTGGTAGAATTTCTTTTCCCATTTATCTAATCTTTCGCCAAAAGCTTTTTTTGATCGAATCCCGATAACTGTATTAAGCAAGCATTCTCCTGCTTCCATGAAATATGAAAAAAATGTCCACCAATGCATATAAGGTGCCGCTCTAACTTCGCTATGAATTACCTTGTTTACCGCCGGAATAATCATTTCCCCGTCCTGTCCCCAGTCCATCAAGCGTGGCTTCGGCTTTCCCGAATCGTCGTCCGTTTGTCCGCAGTCAATAAATTCACAAGCCTTCTTACAAGCCTCTTCTACGTTCTCTGGTGGAATGCTTTCCCAGTCTTCATAGAGGATCTTCAGCATTACTATTTTTTTTCCGTAGTTGTCAAGATTCGGGTCGTTCTGTGCAATCAGAATATCTATGATTGCTCGAAAATCTGTTCTGATAGAAAAATCCACCCCACTGATATTTAGTGAGGTGGGTAACTCGTAAGCGGTCATTTTGTGTATTTCTCCGTATACTTATCAACAGTAGCCTGCATTTTTTCTTTTCTTTTTTCGATTTCCGGTGCAATTGCTTCTGAAATCTTATCAAGTACAATATAGGCGAACACCTGACCATTTCCGAACACAGTTGTTGCGGTAATTGGTTCTTTGAACAAATCCTTAGACGCTTCGTATCCGAGCATATAATTGATTTTATCCTCAATCTGTTTATTGATCTCCGCCATCTCTTTACCGGAGGAAACCTTTTTAACAGATTCCTGAGTGTGCTCAAAAAAATCTTCCAGTTCTTCTGCCCTTGCTGCAACGTTAATGTCGGTAGGATTCAATTTAAACGAAGAAAACACTTCTCCCTGTTTGTTTGTGAATGTAAAAATAAGAAATCCATCATCAATGTTTGTGTTAATTGTTTTTGCCATTTTCTATACCCTCCTAAAAATTATTCGCTATCGGCTGTAAAAGCTCCAGAAGTAATGTCAAATTTTCCTTTGACACGTTCTCCAACGTAGTTCACGGTAAACGGAATCTGATAGCCGGATGTATCACCGCCGTAGCTTGTTGGAACAACATAGCATTCCTGCTGATACGCTTCATACTTGCCTGCTGTGGCTTCTGTCCAGAGATGAACCTCAACTGCTTTTGTTTTGAGGTTATCGTCTTTGAGACGTCCATCTACGATCTTCTGTAATGCTGTGAACAGATCGGAAGTAGTGTCTGCATAGAACGGATCAGCGTCAGAAGAAACTTCATAGCCGTTATGCTTGAATGTGGATTCTCCAAGAATGTTTTTAGATGTTTCAGTATCTGGGTTGAGTTCTACATTGTACTCTTCCAGATCCTTTCCAAGACGCTCATATTTTGGTGTCAGCCCTCCGCAGAGGGAACCTGCATCAATATAATGAGCCATGTATTTACGGTCAATTTTGCCTGTAACTGCCATAGAAATGTCCTTTCTGCCTATAACTTTTAAAAGGCTGTGTAGGTTAGCGACTATCTTCAATTGATAGCCGGTTGTTACGTTATATTACTTCATAAGTATTTTCATAGCGTACCGATAATGGCAATAACCAGTCCTGTACGCCACTCTCCTGTGGCTCTAAACCATAGGAGTTGTCACGGGTGATACGTTTTATCACTCGCCCCTGTGAAAGTTCTGGAAAAGCATTTAAGCGTGTCTCAGAGTCATTTATAATAACTGGTTCTCGACATATCCATTTACCGAGACTGTCCAGAAACTTCTGAACAGATAACTTCTGCCTTTCTTTGTCAGATGCTGTGCGGTAAACCACATAGAATGGGTACTGGCATACCTGATGCATTGTTCCACAAACATCTTCTTTTTCTGAATAGACCAACGCCCCGTTGTCTGCTGAGAACGCAATTCCGGAATCTTTGCCGAGTTCCTCAAATTTGATTGTTTCATTTTCGTATAGCCCTGGATACTGGTTCAGAAGTGCTTTCATAGCGTCTGTCAGAATCTCATATCCAGTTGCATCTTTTCCGATAGGCTTATCTGCCATGTCTGCCACCTCCTGCCTGTGCTTTTACCTTTCGAATCCACGTACTGCCATATTGTCGTTTAGCGGCATCGAACCACTTTGCTTGTGCCCGTGGGTGCGCCTGTTTAGTATACTCAAGGTTTTCCTTAGCTGCTGTCTGTCCAGAGAACTGGCTGACGAGGACTTTCTTTGCTCCACGTCTTGCGTAGGGACTTCCAGTTGCTTCATCAACCATTCCTTTTCCTTCGTACAGAAAACGCCCGTAAGGAGCCGCCGCCGCGCATACTTTTCCACTGCCTTGTAAAGATGTACTTTCTGCTCTTGTACGGTTAATAAAGTTTGATGTAATCATTGGCATGAATGGAACCATGCTGTCCATAACCATTCCGTCAAGGAGATACTGTGCTTCCTGGTACTGCCTTGAAAAACGACTCATATTCAGATTAACTTTCATGTCTCCATCAACGATAGAAAAACCTTTAAAATGCTTTGTTCTGCTCATGCTATTTACCAAGAATTTCAAAGTGTGGAATCAGGCTGTACGGTCCACCCACGCTTGTGATTTTGAATACATTGTCTTTATTTTGATTCATGTACTGATAGAATCCATTTCGATAATCACTGTCAGTTATCGTTCCACCAGTCCACTCACCCTCCCAGAAGAACGATTCATCTGAGAATGTAATAGTATCCTCCAGAGCGTTGTTAATCTGTCTTTTCCACTCCTTAGGCGGTACCCATGGGAGAATCTTGACATCCTTGTCAATAATTGTTATATCGCCATTCTGGGCGGTATAGCGTACGTGCAACTGTGCGTTGTCTGTTGCGTCTGGCCCGTACTTTTTAAGGATTGCTCCTTTGTCGGTAACGAGGTCGACGCCAGATAAAACATGAGGATACCAGTACGCATCTCCAGTCGTTTTGCTTTCGTAATAATTGAAAATCGTCACTGTTTTTTCATACATGATACCCTCCTTTTTACAGTTTTAAATATTTATATCTGTTCTTCTTTGCGTATTTAATGGCTTCTTCTACGCTGTCAAAGCGTTGTCTAACATCCTCTTTCTTGGAGATTCCCTTGGCATGATAATTACCCTCATCGTCCCAGTTCGATATTACATTTCTTGTTCCAGTCATATAATAGGAATAGCCCTGTTTGTTTGGCTCGGCTTGCTTATGTATGACAACACTTCCACTTCCGAAACCGCTTGTGCCGCCTCTACCACCCATTACACTTCACCTCGTTAAATTTGTCAGAAAATGCCTTAATTCTAACAATATTACCCTTACACTCTTCCGGGACTTTTCCGTAGAAAATAATACTTTCTGGATGCAATCGTTCAATCATAGCATTATAGCCAGATAAGAATAGGCGTTTTTTGCCTAAACTGTTCATGCATCCAACCGAACTTACCGCAACCGTTCCGCCCTCTGGCTCACCGTCAAAACACCAATCGTAAGAATCTGGCGTACTCCATGAGATTGCCGGAATTACATTGCAACCATATTCTTGCAGATATGCGCCAATCCAATGTTTGCGATAATGATTATAAATCTGGATAGCTTTTGGGAAATCGGTGTAGGTACTAAAATCCGGTGTTAGAACATACCGGAATTGGCTCAGCTTATCAACATATCTGTCTGGATTCCTCCATAATGCGTCAAACTGGTAATCATCCAGGAAGAAATGAACCGCTTTCCCTTCTGGATTACTGCATTTACCTCTTGCGTAATTGAATCCGACAAACTCACAGTTACCCTCGAATAATTCCGGTTCTAACTGCGGTATGCCGTATTCACCAACGCCGGGAAAGATACGGCGGTTTAGATTTTCGTAAGCTATACTCGTCTCTCGGTTTGCCATAGATTACTTCTTTCCACTTCCAAAGAACCACGAATCAAAGTTTTTCATTCTGCGCTTTCTGGCTCTGTCATAAGTGGTGGTAGTACGGCTTGTATCGTGCAAAGCACTTGTATCGCCTTTTTCAGAAGCCTTTGAAAATTTGTGCAATTCATCTCTCATGGCTGTACTGGCATTGACTAATTTTCGATGTTCTATAGCAAGTCTTTGATTTTTAAATAACGCCTCTGCACTTTCAAGTTTTGCGATTTTCCTTTTACTCTCACTCAATCTGTCATTTATATAATTCATTGTCTTTACTGCTTCACTTTTTGTCTTAATTGACTTAAAGTAGCTAGTGTTTTCCGAATTAATGATCTTCTCAAGTTTACTGTCTTTTTTAACAGTTCCGCTTCCTCTGAGTGCGTCACTTTTCTTTGCAGAGTTGAAATATACTTTTGACATTAACTTAGAAACTGGCTTCTCGTTGTTTAATCCACTGCTTCCACCACGTCCACCCATAAAATCACTCTTTCATAATACTTTGCTTAATAACCTGATTCACACCAGTAGCTGACAATCCATTAAACATACCGACTGCAACTGCTGTGATATAATCTGTTGCTGGGAAATCTGGGATAACTCCCATCCCGACTGCTCCGAGAACACCACCAATAATCGCCATGATTACCGGAATCCATTCATCGGAGATTCTTTTTGATGCTTTACAGCCCATTCCTACAATGTAGCAAATCATAACGATTGCTACGCATGAGCCTAATGTTGAAATATCCATTCTTTTCACCTCACATCTGGAATACCAAACTGTTTGTATGTACCTGTAAATGAAAACTGTTTTCCACATTTACAGCAAGTTTCCGTAATGGTACAAGTCTTTTCTTTGTCATTACATTTTGATTCAGCAGGACTTTTAAATCTGTGTCCGCCAGTTAAAAAGCACATTACTGTATTCATTTCGTTTACATCCCCGCATAAAGAACTGGTATTCCATCATCCGTCCTTACTCCCATCAGAAGCGGTAAAGCCGTCTTAAGAAGTAAGTCGTTCGTTTTCTGTACGTCCCCAGCGGCGGCATACACCGCACTCCATTCCTTTGCACTCGCTCCGATCTGCTGAGGCGTGGCGTAAGAAATGGATTCACTGCCAGATGATACAGATGTTACAATGCCTGTCGTGCTACCACCAGACCCGATTGCAGTTGACGTACCGCTCACAGCGGCATTGGTAGCATTCTTCTCAGCAAGCTCAATCTGATACATTAATTCAGCCAATGAACAGACCGCCTTTTTGATACGCTTCTGAGAGCGTTCGTTTGTTGGCAGTCCATCCACCAGTCTGTCAAATGTCATTGTGTCCACGAAATCACTGGCTCTTTCCGCCAGTCGTGGGAAGTCGGCTTCTGGCGCAACTGAACCGAAATATGAAGTTGTGTAAAATTCATAATCTGCATAAGCCATGCCAGTTACCTCCTGCATTTATGATTTCGCTGTTACGCTTGCACTTCCGGCGTTCAGTGCTTTGTATGTTCCGTCGCACTCAACCACTGTGATCTTCTGTCCGGTTGCCGCCTTAATATCAGCTTTTCCGTCCCAAGTAGTCCAGTTTCTGAGATTCTGTCCATATCCGACAGTTACTGCTTCTGCTGCAACTTTGTATTTATACACATTGCCGGCATTTTCCTTAGCCGGATTTACAGTGATTTTTGTATCTCCGGTCGCTGAACCTGCTACAGAATTTACTGTCAGAGTACCGAGTGTAGGTGTCTCGTCAATGGTAATTACTGCGATTGCGTCAATGTACTCTGCGAAAAGAGTAAGACCCATGACCGCAAACGCTTCGGATACTGCTGTGTGGTAGTTGCCCTGAGTATGGAATCCGATCAGATTTGTCTCGCCAGACACAGTGTATACAAGACCTGCTCTTGCGAAGTCAGATTCGTTCGGGTCAACATAGTAAAGTACGATGTTCTCAACAGGAGTAGCGATAACCTGTCCTCTCGGGATTTCGCTGTCGGATAACAGGAAGATTGTATTGAATCCCATAAAGTCCTTCATATACTGGAATCCGAACTGGTTCTGAATAGTAATCTCGGCCGCTCCGAGATATTCATATACGTCCAGAATGTTCACAAATCCAACAACACCAGTCACATTTCTGTGCATCTGTTTGAATTTGTTTTCAACACGACCTTTAGCCATTGCCAGAGCCATCTGGAATGTTGTTTCTGTGGAAGTAAGCGTACCGGTTTTCAGATAATCATAGAATCTGCCGGTAACGTCAGTCTGAAGTTGGAAAAGAAATTCATCATCAGTCATCTGAACAGCGTTCTCGTAACCGTGATCCTTGATTGCTTCGATAGATACAGCCTTTGCGTACTTCTCGATAGTCATTTCCGCATAGTTCTTTTCTTTTACAGTGAATTTGCTGTAAGGGATTTCCTCGCCCTCACCAACATTTCCGCTCTGCAAAGTACCCTCTGCGTACTTAGATTTCAGTACAGCACCCGGCTGTTTTTTGATAGGTCTCATGATGCCCAGAATATCACGTAAGTGCTGCCAGTTTCTTTCGAATCTGGTAACAAAGTCAATCTCACGTGCCTTTACCTGAATATCATTAGTCATAATAAGATTAGCTTTTGCTGCCATATAAAAAAATCCTTTCTACCCATAATTGTTAAGGTATTGGGTTAGCGGCTATACTCTGATGTATAGTCGGTGTAAAAAAATCACTGGAATAACTGGATATTCTGAGCAATTGCAGCCTGTCTCTCGGACGGGTCTTTGATTGCTTCGATATCTTTCTTTGTCATGTTTCCCGGTGTCTGCTGCTGTCCAACATGTGTTGTAAATCTCGCCTGATTCTGCTGAGCCTGCTGCTGAGATTCATCCACAAAAGCGGATGCGTCAGACTGCTTCATCTGCTCGATCAGATCGTTCAGTCCAAGGATTTTACCGTCTTTCAGTTTTAATCCAGCTTCTTTGATGTCTGCCATGACTGATTTCTTTGCAGCCTCACTGGAAAATTTAACATCATCGAGTGCTGTTTTAAGTGCATCTGAGAAATCACGGTCATAGATTTTTGCGTTGAATTCTTTCTCTGCATCTGCCGCTTTCTGTTTCCAAGTCTCTAACTCGGTTTTAACATTTGCCGGGTCGATACCGTCAAAACCTTTCAGGGTCTCTTCTGCTGCTTCAGCACGTTCTTTCCAGTCATCACGTTCACCCTCGACTTTCGACAGGGTTTTTGCTACTTCCTTAGCATTTTTGTAATGCTCAGAGAGTGCTTTCTTCACATCTGCCTGTTTATCTTCCGGGATTTCGATTCCAAATGATTTTAATGTGTCAATAAGTTTCTGCATAACATCCTCCTGGTCGTGTTTATTGACCTGCCGCCGCAGGTAAATGGATTAAGCCAGTTAGACCACTGGCAGGGTAATGGAATGAGAGGACTTGAACCTCTGACGTCAAGAATTCAGCATCTCCGCTCTTCCTACTGAGCTACATTCCACATAACCCGGATTCCCGGGTTAGCAAGGTATTTAACGTGTTATGCCTACCACGAGTTGTTTCGGATATTTATTTCTTTTTTAAAAGAAAAGTATGAATAACAAAAACCTTAATCAAGGAGGTGAGCCATCTTGCGTGCCAGATGACAAATACGCACGGCAGGACTCGAACCTGCTTAACTTTCCGTTAAAGCGTGCGCACCAGCTACAAAAATTAAAGAAAGGAGGATTAAAACGAAAATGTCAAAACAACCGTTTTACTTGTGCTTCCTGCTGCACAATTACATTATAACAGATTTCTTTTAACTACCTCTCT